GAATAATTGAAAAAATATATGCAAATGATTATGGAGATTTTTCGTATGATATAAGAACCATAAAAAAAGGACGAGGAACAGGCTAAGATAATTATTCATATAAATAAATGGAACAAGATATATAAGGCATAAAAAACGCCACGGAATTATAACCGGGGCGTTGCCGTTTAGGTACAGAAACGAAAGAAAACAAAAATTATAACTGTAGGGAAACGAAAACAAAAAACAATAAAAGTATCAAAAAACAAACAAAAACCGCTTAAAACGAGAATTCCCCGAAAATAACAAGAAAAGGGAAAGCGACGTTTGAGAGGAAAGCAAAGCGAAAGACTTTGCTATTATAAAAAGGTTGGAAAATGGAAGCAAGTAAAAGACAAAGGGGCGGACGCCCGAAAATGTGCAAAAGGACGAAAGATCAAAGGGAATTTGATTTGTCGTTTTGTTCAAATCTGTTTTTGCGTGGTTACACGTACAAAGAGATTTCCGAAAGACTGAATGAAGAAAACGCCCGGCGTGGGATCGGTTACACAATCAGTAAACAGATGGTTTATTGGGATATGCAACATTTGCTTATTGAGTGGAAACGTGAGCGTATGGATAATATAGACGATTATGTTACGCAGGAATTGCGAAAGTTGGATAAAATGGAGGTTGAATTGTGGGAAGCGTGGGAACGTTCCAGGACCGGGAAAACGAGAGAGAAAAACAGACAGAACGCAAAGCCCCGTAAAGTGTTGGAGGATGGCGACAACCCGGAATATTACGGGTATGAGGAAACGACAACGGAAACGTCCGCCGGGAACCCCCGGTTTTTGGATTTGCTTTTGAACGTACAACAACGCCGGGCAAAGATGTTGGGATTTGATGCACCAATTAAAATTGAAATACCGGGAATAAAAGAAAGCATAAACGGAGATGCACCGAAATACGATGTATCAGCAATCCCGGAGGACCTATTGTTTGCGGTCGCCGATAAATTGCAAACAGCAGAATATAAAAAACAATTAGCAGAAAAAGGAGTAATTGACAATGGCACGGACAACAAAGAATAATATCAAGAAAAAGGATGGACCGAAACCCGTACACACGTGCGGGGATTGTGGTTGGGGTGAATTTTATTACGAACATTCAAATTTGGATATGGACGGGAACCCGATTTGTTTAAAATGCTCGTTTGTCGAAAATCGCAGTATGATAC